ATTATATTTAAAATTTATTTGCAAATAAATTAAAGGAGACGAACACAATGGCATTTCAAGTATCACCTGGTGTTCAGATACAAGAGAAAGACCTTACCAATATTATCCCGGCAGTTTCTACTACTGTTGGTGCTTTCGCTGGCGAATTTAGAGAAGGCCCACTAGATGAAATTGTAACTTTGGGAAGTGAACAAGAGTTAGTTGAAACATTTGGCAAACCTGATGGAGATAATTACGAACATTATTTCTCAGCTGCTAATTTTCTACAATATGGAAACGCTCTTCGTGTAGTTAGAGCTACTCAAACAAGTCAGCTTAATGCTACAGCCGATGGTACAGGACTTCAAATTAAGAACACTGGTCATTATTCAGATAATTATGCTGATGGCTCCGGATCCGTAGGCCTTTGGGCAGCTAGAACAGCTGGTGCATGGGGAAACAATATTAAAGTTTCCATTTGTCCAGATTCTACTACCTATGAGGAAACTAGTAAAACTACTATTGCATCTTCTAACTTATCAGTTGGAGATTTAAGTTTAGATTTAACTAGTGCTACAGGATTTACAGTTGGGGACATTGTCAATTTTGGTGAAACTGGTGGTTATGAATATCGTATTACAGTTATATCTACAAACACAATTACTTTTGTAAGATTTCCTGAAGGTTCTGGTGGTTTACATACCGTTCCGGAAGTAGCAACAGGACAAGGTTCTGCTGGTACTAGTGTTAGAAGAAGATGGCAGTATTATGATAAAGTAGCCGGAGCTCCTGGCACATCACCTTACGCTTCCGACAGAGGAGGTTCAGGAGATGAACTTCATGTCGTGGTTATTGATGAAGATGGTGGAATCACTGGCACAGCTGGTGAAGTTATAGAAGTTTATGATTCAGTATCAAAAGCTTCTGATGGAAAAACACCACAAGGAGACACAATATATTATAATGATGTAATCTACAATAAATCTGTTTACATTTATTGGATGGACCATCATTCAAGCGGAACTAATTGGGGTACCGTTGCATTAAATAAAACCTTTACTTCTGTAACAACTGTTAAAAATGACAGCTTGTCAGCAGGAGCAAATGGTTCAACTGTAACAGATGCTCAATTACAAACTGCTTATACTAAATTTAATGATTCAGAAACTGTTGATATTAGTTTAATAATCGCAGGTCCTTCTGGCTCATCAACTCATATCGATAATCTAATTACTATTGCAGAAAACAGAAAAGATGTTGTTGTATTTGCTTCACCACAAAGAAGTGATGTAGTAAATGTTGCAGCTGCTTCTACACAATCATCTAATGTTTCAGGCTTTTTTGATGGCATTAGAAGTTCATCTTATGTTGTTTTCGATAGTGGTTACAAATATCAATATGATAGATATAATGATGTATTTCGTTATGTTCCTTTAAATGGAGATATTGCAGGATTAACTTGTAGAACAGATTTAATCGCTGATGCTTGGTATTCACCTGCTGGTCTTAATAGAGGAGTTATTAGAGGTGCAGTTAAACTTGCTTTTAATCCTGAAAAACTTCATAGGGACGACCTTTATAGAAAAAGAGTCAATCCTGTTGTAACTATTCCTGGTCAAGGAACAGTTCTTTTTGGAGATAAAACTGGACTATCAGCACCAAGTGCCTTTGATAGAATTAATGTTAGACGATTATTCATAGTATTAGAAAAAGCAATATCAACAGCGGCTAAATTTCAGCTCTTCGAATTTAATGACGAATTTACAAGAGCTAATTTCAGAAATGTAATCGAACCATTTTTGAGAGATGTGCAAGGTCGTAGAGGTATTACTGATTTCTTGGTTGTATGTGATGAAACAAACAACCCAGGAAGTGTTATAGATAGAAATGAGTTTAATGCAGATATATATGTTAAACCTGCTCGTTCTATAAACTTTATTACTTTAAAATTTGTCGCAACAAGAACAGGCGTGGCTTTCGAAGAAGTCGCTGGTTAATAATTAGTAGGAGAGAAGAAATATGCCAAATATTAATGATTTCAAAGCTAAATTATCCGGTGGTGGCGCAAGAGCCAATCAGTTTAAGGTTATTTTACCTTTTCCTGGTTATGCTCAAATAGGTGGGGAAATTGAAACAATGGCGTTTATGTGCCGTGCAACTCAAATTCCAGGGTTAGCAGTAACCGAAGTTCCTGTAAATTTTAGAGGAAGACCTATATACATCGCTGGTGACCGAACTTTTGAACCTTGGTCAGTCCAAGTTTATAATGATACTGACTTTTTAACTAGAAATGCTTTCGAAAGATGGCATAATGGTATTAATAATATGTCAGATAATGAAGGATTGACAAATCCTGCCGACTATCAAGTGGATGCTTTTGTTGACCATTTAGATAGAAATGGAAATACATTAAAATCATATACTTTTAGAGGTCTTTGGCCAACCACAATTGCACCAATACCACTATCTTATGATCCAACAGAAATAATTGAAGAGTATGAAGTAACTTTCAGGTATAATTTTGTTGAAAGTAACACTACTACATAATAAAAAGGAAACATAATGGAATTATTCGGTTTCAAAATCGAGAGAGCCAAAAAGGTTCCCGATCCGCAACAAGCTTTTACACCGCCAGTATCTGATGATGGAACTTCTGTCGTTACTGCTGGTGGTTTCTTTGGC